GACCCCGATCCATCCAATCATACACAGGGGTTTGGAAGTGCCGATGACATAAATGACTGGTTTAAAAGAGATAAACCTGATGATTGGCGACAAAGGGATTGACAAATCTAAATAAATCGTATACAATGGTAGAATGAAGTGTATTCATCATGAAATATAGTCCTTACACACCAGAGTGGAATCGTAAAAGATATCTATCTGAAGCAATCGAAACTTATTTTAAAGAAGGAGTAGAACCAAAAGATATAGTTGGTGACATCTTAGATGTTTTATCAGAAGAAGTATCTTACTACAAAGGCCGTGCGAATAGTTTACAAGAAGTATTAGACGGTATTCAAGAATCTTAGGAGAGTCATGAGAGTCCCTAATTGGCAGCATCATTCCAAGAAGGAACAGAAGCGTCATCTCAAACCGCAAGCATTAAGACAAGCAAAGAGACGAAGTAGACAGTTGACAAAGTGTCTACTAGACCGCCCTAAGAGGCGGTTTCGTTGTTATTATAGGTATATCAGATAAGAAACCTCATGACCATCAAGCACGAAATCAAATCACAACTTGCTAAATTACTTGCTACTGAAGACTTAGTTGTAGAGCATCGTAAAGTAGAGACCGCAGAGTTTAATGTACAGACAAGAGTATTGACTCTACCACTTTGGGATAAAGCATCTGAGAATGTAATTGATATGTTAGTTAGTCATGAAGTTGGTCATGCATTATACACACCTGATGAAGAATGGTGGAAAGATTATGAGATACATCCTAGTTTTGTAAACATCGTAGAAGATGCTCGTATTGAGAAGTTGATGAAGAGAAGATATGATGGTATCTCAAAGACTTTCTATAAGGGTTATACTGAGTTGCACAATGATGATTTCTTTCAAGTCAAGAAGAAGAATATATCTGAAATGATTCTTGCTGACCGTGTTAATCTTCACTACAAGATTGGTACATACTATGACATTCCATTTAATTCTGATGAAATGTTTTTTGTAAACAAGATTGATTTATGTGAGACATTTGAAGATACACTTAAGGCTGCTAAAGCATTATATGATTACTGTCTTGCAGAAGAGAAAAGAAAGGAGAAGGAAGAGACCGAAATGGATTTCTCTAACTTTGATCTTGAACTTGATGAAGATGGTGATAGTCAGAGACCTATGACAGGCACAAGATCAGAAGCAGTTGATGCTGATTCTGAAGGTGATACTGATTCCGAAGGTGATGTTGATGATGATGGTGAGAAACAAGAAGAGACAGAGATTAGAGTTGACACACACATTGGTGGTCATGAAGGTGTTACTGAAATATCTGCAGAAACAGTTGAGAGTCTTGATGAGGCACTTAGGAACTTAACAAATGAAGGTGCGAGAGAGAATGTATATCTTGAGTTACCAAAACTTGATGTTGACAGAGTGATTATCCCTAATGAAGAGATACATCAAAAGTGTCATGAGAGAGTAGTTGAGGCACAGAAAAAAGCAGAGGAGCAAGAGAAAAAGAAATTACTTAGTGATCAAAGACATTGGGATTATTATGATCAGTATGGTATGAAAAAGTATCTTGACGAAACTGAGAAGGACTTTGCTAAGTTCAAGAAATCTGCACAGAAAGAAGTCAACTATCTTGTTAAAGAGTTTGAGTGTAAGAAGTCTGCATCTGCATATGCTCGTGCTACAACAAGTCGCACTGGTGTTCTTGATACAACTAAGTTACATACTTACAAGTACAATGAAGATCTATTCAAGAAAGTTTCAGTGATTCCCGAAGGTAAGAATCATGGCCTTGTATTCATACTTGATTGGTCTGGTTCAATGTCTCATGTGATGATGGACACAATCAAGCAGTTATACAACCTAATGTGGTTCTGTAAGAAAGTTCAGATTCCATTTGATGTTTATGCTTTCACTACTTCATATCCTAAAACAGATCGTGATGAGAGTGGATATGCTGCACCATTATATGAAGCAAAAGATAACATGATGGTTGTTGAAAATCAATTCTCATTGATGAATCTTTTCACAAGTCAGACTCGTATCAAAGAGTTGAATGAGCAGATGTTGAACATCTTCCGTATTGTAAATGGATACAGAGATTATACTGCTCGTGACCTCACACCATTTGGACTTGAGTTATCAGGCACACCTTTGAACGAAACAATCGTTGCACTTCATGATCTGATTCCACAGTTCCAAGCAAAAACTAAAGTTGAGAAAGTCAACTGTGTAATTCTTACAGATGGAGAGGGTTATCAACTTTCATATCATAGAACAGTTAACAGAAGTCTCATGGGTGAGTCTTACTTTGGTAGAGGTAATTATGGAGAAGGATGTATTCTTCGTAATCGTAAAACTGGTAAGACATATAACTGTGGTTATCAGTATCATGATTTCACTAAGATGTTACTTCGTAATATCTCTGATGAATTGACAAATGTTAATTTTGTAGGTATTCGTATCATGGATGGTAGAGATGCCAAGCATTTTGTTCAGATGAACAGCGAAGACTATAATAGTCCAGAGGTTGAAAAGACTATGCAACAATGGAGAAAGTCTAAGACTCTTATCCTTGAAGATGTAGGTTACAAAGTCTATCTTGGATTATCATCGTCAGCAGTTGGTAATGATGCAGAGTTTGAAGTTAAAGAGGATGCATCAAAGGCTGATATCAAGAGAGCATTTACTAAGAGTCTTAAGAACAAGAAGATGAACAAAAAGATTCTGAGTAAGTTTATTGAGATGGTTGCCTAAATAACAGCAGATCAATATAAAAGTACAATGAGTAGATTTGGAGACTTAATAGGTGGTGGATCAGTTACACCACCTGTCGTAGACACAGCACCATCATCTGTAGAACCTGTGATAGAGGAAGCACCTAGACCAGAGGAGGAAGTTGCAGAGATATATGAAAGTGACGTTTCGTTTCAAGATATGTCAAAAGATGAACTTGAAGACTACGGACGCACTGTTGGTATAGAGTTAGATAGAAGACATAATAAAAAGAAATTAATTCAAGAACTAGAAGATCATTTAGAGTCATAGTGACAGTTGACAAACTGTCCACTTTTTATTGTCATGGGGGATACATGAACTATAATAAGTACATAACAAACAAACCCCTTTTATTATGGCAAACCTTTTTGAAATCAAAATGACTCGTGAAGAAATCATTGATGGTCTAAGATCACAATACGGATCAGAGTTCACTACTCCCGAAGTTCGTGCATGGTGTGCCATGAACGATATTACATATCAAACAGTTACTAAAAAACTGAAAGAATTCAAAGTAACAAAAGGTAAGTGGAACCTTGAAGTTACACAGGAAGTTGTAGAAGATATCGAAAGATCATTTGCAGCACCTGCAGCAGCACCCGCAGTTGTAGCACCAGTTGCACAAAATCTGATACCAGATGTTGATGAGACATTCGTTAAGTTTGGCCCATTTGCTGATGTTAAAAAGATTATTCAATCTAAGTTATTCTATCCTACATTCATTACAGGATTGTCAGGTAATGGTAAGACATTCTCTGTTGAGCAAGCATGTGCTCAACTAAATAGAGAGTTGATTCGCGTGAACATCACGATAGAAACAGATGAAGACGATCTTATTGGTGGGTTTCGTCTTGTTGATGGTAACACTGTTTGGCACAATGGGCCAGTTATCGAATCTTTGGAGAGGGGAGCTGTACTCCTTTTAGATGAGATCGATCTAGCATCTAACAAGATACTATGTTTACAATCTATTCTTGAAGGTAAAGGTATCTTCTTGAAGAAGATAGGTAAGTGGGTAAAACCTGCTGCAGGATTCAATGTGATTGCTACTGCAAACACTAAAGGTAAAGGATCTGAGGATGGTAGATTCATTGGAACTAATGTTCTGAATGAAGCATTCCTTGAGAGATTCCCTGTGACCTTTGAGCAATCATATCCTCATGTTAAGATTGAAGAGAAGATGCTTCGTCTACACTCTGCAAGCGTTGGTGTACATGATGATGAGTTTATCAAGAAACTTGTTGATTGGGCAGACATCATTCGTAAGACATTCTATGATGGTGGTATCGAAGAGATCATCTCTACTCGTAGACTTGTTCATATTATCCGTGCATATTCAATCTTCAAGAACAAAGCGAAAGCAATTGAGAATTGTGTAAATCGTTTTGATGATGAAACAAAACAATCATTCATGGAATTGTATGATAAAGTAGATTCAGATGTAGATTTCGATAAGGAGTCCGATGAATCTGTGGTGTAACTACAAGAAAGTTTTACACGATACTCTTGATCTCCAGTTTGCTCATCCGTGGGCAGATTGGGAGGCCAAGGGTACTGTGCTTTCTGCAAAAGTTTTTAAGAACAACTACACTATTAAGTCAAGAGTTGTGGAGATTTGGAATGAAAAGTCTAGCATATACAACAACATTATCTATCCTAAAACAGGCAGTAATCTTCCATGTTTTGGTATGGATCTTATGGGATTCTTTGACAAGAAGGTCATTATTGTATTTGATTTTCAACATCCTGTAGAAAATTATTTGTTCTCAGTTGAAGGATTACCAAAGAGTAAAGGAGACTATCGTTTCTTTGAACCAGGTAATCACTTCTCTGAGAATGTTTATATTGCTAAATGCACGATGGATGAGGTAGATGACCATCTCGAAATGTTTACCAAATACTTGACAAAGTACAAGGATATGGTAGAATTAGAGAAACCCACTGGTGAAGACACTAGTGTTTATAAAGACTTCGATGCTTATATGACTAAACTCGACCCAGTATCAGGATATCTGAAAGGTAAGTTTGGAGAAGAAAGAGCAGAGAGTCTTGTAAATGACTTTTTATTTTGTTATGATTAATGCTTGGAGTCTAGCTTGGGAAGCACTATACGGAGATATGGACAAAGAATATCCTATCAAAAATGAATCGTATGACGATTTTGAGAATCCATTACCACCTCAAGATGTAGATATGAGTGTAGGAGCAGGTAATACTGCTTATGAAGGGGATGGACTTGATTATGAAGTCGATTTATTTGATGGTGCCTCTGCTGACTATATGGCAGATATAGATGATATGTACGCTCATCAATTTACAACTTGGGACGATGGAATGTCTCTACAAGTAACAGAAGAAAAACCAATGGCACACTATTTTAAATATCATGAAAAAGAAATTTTAAAAGATATTGAAGAATATGTATCAAGAACATATCAAGGACATTACACAGGTAAATCACACGAATATCGTAATGTTCAGACTTTAGATTTGATGGCAGCTAAAGAACTCGCATCAGGTTTTTGTCAGGCAAACATACTAAAGTATGGAAGTAGGTATGGAAACAAAGACGGAAAGAACACAAAAGACTTGATGAAAGTCATACATTATGCTATGCTATTATTACATTTTGATGGGCACTACGGTAAACCATCTATGTCAACTGGAAACATTGACCAAATCGACCACAACATGCCTTAATTATGGAATTCATGAAATTATCAGACAGTACACTCACAGTTCTTAAAAATTTTGCAGGGATTAATAATTCGATTCTTGTAAAAGAAGGAAGTCAACTACGAACCATATCAGTTGCAAAGAATATTCTTGCAGAAGCAGATATACCAGAAGACTTTCCAAGAGACGTTGCAATATACGATCTCAATCAGTTTTTAAATGGATTAAGTTTACATCAAGACCCTAATCTTGATTTTACAGAAGACGCATATATTACAATTGAAGAAGGTAAAAGAAGAGTCAAATACTTCTATGCAGACCCACAAGTAATTGTTGCACCTCCTGAGAAAGAAATTAATCTTCCTACAGAAGATGTATGTTTTCAATTAGATAGCACAGCATTAGATAAATTACTTAAGGCAGCTGCAGTTTATCAACTACCAGACTTATCTGCAATTGGTGAAGCAGGTGTTGTTAAGTTAGTTGTAAGAGATAAAAAGAATGATACATCTAACGAATATGCAGTTGTTGTAGGTGAAACTGATGCAGAGTTTACTTTAAACTTTAAGGTTGAGAATATTAAAATAATACCTGGTGCATACGATGTTGTCATATCATCCAAACTACTTGCAAAATTTACTAACTCAAGTTATAATCTTATCTACTACATAGCATTAGAACCAGATTCTACTTTTGAGTAATGTATAATGAATAATATCGGACTAGAAGTTGTTTTTTGGACAGCACTATCACTGTACCTTCTCGCTAAATTAGGTTTCTTTAAAAAGAAATGAAATACATTCTTTACAACGAAAATTTTGAACAACAAGGTTCCTTCCAATCGATACAGGAATTGAGAAATTTTCTTTGTGATAGAAAATATGATATTCAGTGCGACAAAGATATTGGTTGCACTTTTGATTACATAAAGCACATTAAATGGCACTTTGACATTGTAGAATGAAACTCACACAAGAAATTATTGACAAGATACAAGAGGCTATGCTTCATACTAATCTAAAGGGTGAAATAAACTGGAAAGATGGTGATGATATTATAGTGCAAGTTGCAGGGACTTTTGCAAAGGATAAATTTATCGTATTAAAAAATTTATCAAAAAATCCTTTTGAAAATGCTCAACCACATCCTCACTTTGATTATGAGAAGAAGGTATTCACTAAAGATGGTAGGGAAGAATATATGAAAGAAAAAAAAATTAGAATGGT